TTGTTGCCACTGAAATCCTTTGTGCGTATCCAGTATCGGTATGTAGTGCCATTGGTAAGTCCAGCGTCTATGGCGTTTTGTGCTTGGCCCGGCACCCCGCTTACAAACACGTCACCCGCCGCGGCGGCAGTGGGTTTGCCAGTGGCCGTCTTGCGTTTTATTTCTACGCCTGCAAAATCCGCATCAGTAGGGTTCGTCCAGCTAAGCACGTTTTGTTTGTGACCAGCCGTGGCAGTAACGTTAATTACCCCCGGCGCTGTGCTGTCCCCCGTAAGCTCTAGTGCGGCAGATTGTGCAACAGCACTGCTTACCCCAATGACACTTATTGCCGTTACCTGCGCAATGTATTGGCGCCCCACAATAAGGCCGGGCACCACCACCTTAGTATTCGTAGACCCAACCTTGAGGCTGGTCATAGCTACGTAATTGGGTGTATTTGTGTTGCTGAGGTTTATAGCAATGGTAACAAGGTATTCGCCAACAAAAGCGTCCGATGCCGCCGCCCAGCTAACTTCCATGGCCGTAAAGCTTGTGCCATCGTTTTGTATGCTTGCTACTTCTGTAGCCGTAACGCTTGTGGGGGGCGCCGTAAACCGTGGGCTAGGCAAGCTGGTATTAGGCGCCGTGTCGATGCCAAAGCTGTCGCCGTTATTCCAATCGTAAATTAAGTCGGTTTCTTCCACCGCCTCCAAATCTATGCTGCCATCTGGGTTAAGCTTCCACCCAGTTACCTTAAACAGCTTGTTCGTAAAGATCGCGGAAGCGCCGCCACTGCCATCGGGGTCAAGCGAAAACGTGATGCCATCGTTTACAGCAATGCCAAACGCCTTAAGATTACACTTTAATTTCACGCTCATGTTTTGGCGGTTGCGTTCAACAAGCATTTTGGCAATGCGCTGCGCACGGGTGTTTTGCTTAACTAGGTTAAAGCTAACGTCAGACCAAAGCTTTTGGCCATCTTCCGCAATGTACGTGCTGTCTGTGTAAGGCGCAAAATCAACAACGTTGTAATTATTATCGGGGTCCATAAACGTGCCGCGCACGCTGTTTATGCGCTGTGCTTTGCCACCATCGGTTTGTATCTGAACGCTGCCACGCAAAAAGCTGTCATCAACCGTGTGCTTGCGGCTTTGCGGTATGTCAAACGCTACCTGCAGGCGGTGTTTGCCTTGCACGTAAGGTATGCTGCCGCCACATGTGGCCAGCATTTGATCCATTACCTCTATTGGGCTGGATGCAAGCGAAATAGTGCCATCCAGCGTGTAGCGCCTGTCGGCAACTGTGGTTGTTACTGTATCGGTTGTGGGGTCGTGATCGCACACGTTAGCCATTTCGCTGATGCGGTTATCATCAACTTCACTGCTATCAGCCCCAAGCCCGTTTTCGCTAAGCAGGTAATCGCGGATGCACAGCGCTGGGTTGTTGCTAAACTTGGTAGTGCTATCGCGGGTGTCGTACACCTGCTTGCCCCGCACAATGCAGCTTATGTTGGGTATGCTGGCAAGCTTATCTTTATCGTACTGCAAACGAATATACAGGTAAGCAATGCCGCGCAGTCTGTGTGCGTTTGTCCATTCACTGCATTCGCCCGCGGCATCTGCATCTGCATCTTGCGTAGTGCCGCCAAGATGTTTTTTAACCCGCACAAGACCATCATAACGGTTACCACTTCCGGGCACATAGCGGTATTGCCCGTTGCTATCAGTGCCGCTTTGCGAAAGGTTTAGGTTTGTGTCGCCAAGGTATACATCATCAATAGCTGTAATTGGCCCTTCACCAAGCAATACAATCATGTGCAAGTATTTGTTGTCAGATCCACTTGTAGCCACATAGGCTACAGGCCCAGAAAGTTTTGTGGTGCCATATATTAGCCGCCTTGGGTGGTCGGTACGAAACTGCATGGTGGTTTGCGTACCCATGTTGCTTTCAAGCGATTTAAGCGCATCTTCCGCTGCCGCTTTTGCAGCCTCAGATGCCGCATACACTGTAACGGCAGTGGTAGCCACGTAGGTACCAACGGTAATAAGGGTAGCTGCCGTACCCGTAGCACCTGTAGCTGCAATAATAACTTGCGCAATCGCCTGTGGCATTAGGCCCACCTCACTTCTACATCACCCAAGTGCTTGCGATATACGCCCGTAGGCGCCGCAAACGTGCAGGTGCCGGCATCTTCCATAATGCCCATCATTTCCATGCCTTCATGGTTATAGCTGCCCACTATATCGCCCTTGTTGGCAAACATAGTTGGCTCCCGCTGCATGCCGTATTCGGCCAGCAAAGCATCAGCCGCCAGCCATAGGCTGCCATCGCCTTTTTTCTTTATTAGCTGGTACGCACGCCGCGCGCTTTTGTAGTTTTCCAGATCAGATAGCGGGTCAACACCGTACATGGCTTCAAACGCGCCAGCGGCAAATTGCACGCAATCGTGCTTGCCGTAGACAAACGATTTAGTGCTTGCCTCGTTTATGTATGCCCACAGTGCGTTTTCCCAATCTGGTTTACGGTTCATTGCGCCCCCAGAAAATTTCTTTTTCCACGGCCTGCACCATGAACTCCAAGCCTTTATCCCCAGAGTAAAGCTTTTGCTGTTCTTCATTTGTATATCGCCCGTTACGGGATCGTTCCCAATCAGCTAGGCGGTTTACAATGCTTAGGCTGATACTTACCTGCTTGCCAATTTCTGCACCCATGCTGTCCATGCGCCCGCGGTATACAACGGCAGGCGCCCCGACCACTTGGTCATCCGCGTCCAAAAACCCCACATAAATAATAGCCTCGCGGTTACGGTAATCTTCATTAAGCGCAACGCTCATAAGCGTGCTGTCTGAGCCAACCAAAGAAAGTGTTAAGTTGCTCATGGCCAAGTCGGTGTTTTCATCCACCTCTGCAATAGCCCCAAGCTTGCCCACGCCCAGCCACGTTTGTCCGTCATACGAAATGTTAATAGCGCTATTGTTGGCGTATAGGGTGCCGCTGCTAAACCGCAACTCCACCATAGTAACGGCCGTAACTGCATCGCTCTGTGCCTTGGCAAGCGCTGAACTATTAACATCACGGCTCATGAAAACGCCTCCACAAAGTTAATAGTAACGGTGGTGATAACTGGGCTGCGTACTGACCAACTGTTGTCATCGCTTACCAGCCGCACAATGCAGCTTGTGTCCGTGTTATCTATGCCGCCATTAACCACCGTGCGATAGGCCACCACAGCGTTGTCCGCTGGGCTGGTGCGGATATTTGGCGTGATGCTTAGGGTGCTTTGCCCAGAGGAATTTGCGTTTGCAGTGGCCGTTACCATGTGCAACTCGCGCCCTTGCGATGTATCAAACGCGATGTAATCGCCCTTAACAAATGCCGCGCTTAGGTTTGCTGGCAATCCATCTATAGCTAGCGTGCTGCCCGTTTGGCTGCCGCCACGGATGCGCGGGGTAAGGGTTGAGCTAGCCATAGAACCACGGGGTTCCCTATGGCTTAAATCGGCAAAGTAAAACCTGCCATCCATCCCCTGCAGGGTTGTTAGGAAAGAAATAAGCTCCCGCGCTTCAGCCGCCTCCATATCGTCAAATACCGCACGGCCATACCATGCGGCGCCGGGCATACGCACTGTTTGCGTGCTGCTAGTGAATGGCGACTGAAAGACTTGGGTGTTGCTGCGTAGCCCAAACTGCACTGTCGATGGCAGTATGTTGGACGGAAATGTAGTAGCCATTAGCGCCTCCCCGTAGCTTTGGCGAAGCGGCCACCCTGTTCGATAGCCCCAAACACTTGGTTGAACGTTTCGTTTTTGATTGTTTCGGCTGTTGCCTGTAGGCGTGCTGCAGCGCTGTCGTCAGCGTTGCTAAAGTCGTAGTGATTGTTGATGGTGACACCACCGCCCCCGCTGCCCCCATTGGGCACCATATGGCCGCCTGTGCGTGGGTAAAACACCTCTGGCCCACGCTCACCCACGATGTAGGGTTGCCGCGCCTGTATGGCGCCCCCACCGGCTGCTTGGCCAAAGCCCTGCCCCGCTGGGATGCCAAGGAAGTCGCCAAGGACGGTGCCGCTAAGCGTTTTGAATATTAGCATCCGCACATATAGCTTGGCTAAGTAGGCCAGAATATCCGCGGTAAACTGTTTAAAGCTAACCTTAGTACCGTTAATAAACCCATCAATAGCACTATCAAGGAACTGGAAGCCCTTAGCCACCAAGTCAATGCCAGCTTGCTTTAGGTCAACTGCACTTATAAGCGCCTGTTCAAAACCTTGCTTCATACCATCGCTAAATCGCTTGGTAAGATCGCCACCGTTTTCGGTAAAGAACTTCAAGTCATCCCAAGTTTTAATGATGCCTTTATCCAGCTTGTCAAACGCCCGCTGTGCTGCCAGTGCTTCCTTGCTTATCGGCCCACTAAATTCGGGCAGTTCGCCAGTGGTTGTGCCAAACCCGCTAGGGCCACTATTGGCCGCTAAGCTTTCTTGCATTTTCTGGCGCAGCAATTCCACAACGCCACGAATGCGGTCGCCGGGGTAGCTTTGCTCTGTGTTTTGGCCCGGTGGCGTAATGCTGGGCAAATCGCCCATGTTCGCGCCGGGCGTTAAGCCTATGGTGCTATACAGCGCATCAAAAGCATCATCCATAACGCGCAAGAAACCCTGCTCACGCTCTGAAATTTTGCGGCTTTCTTCTTGCAAGTAACCTTCTGCCGTTTCCAGTGCGTCATATACAGACACAGCACCCGGAACCATGCTACTTCTGCGAAAATACGTGCCATCGTCTGCAGCCGTATACCCTTCGCCAATCATGTGTTCGTGGTATGCGCCAGCATTCGCAAAGCGGTTTCTAAAGTTGCGCCCTACATGCCCGCCCTCCCTTGAACGGTCTGCGTAGCTTCGCACTGTATCGCCCGTAGGGTCGATAATGCCGCCCATGGCGTTCTTAGCCGCTGTGACAACAGAAGCGATGGTGTCAGTAGCCCAAATGGTAATCTGGTCGGCCGCCGCTGCCAGCAACGCCACCATAATGCCAATAAAGCCACCTTTGCGCTTACCTAGCAGTATGTAGCCAATAAGGCCCATTTCCATAAGGTAGCCGCCCGTAAAGTCGTTTACCCTGTTATACATGGCTTTCAGTTCGTCATAGACGTACCGTATGCCCTTCCCAATATCCCCAAACTTGTTGTAAACCGCTGCCGCGCTATCCACAAAATCGGCAAAGCCCATGAGCGTGTTATATACCCAATCGCTAAACGCCTCGCTTCGCACAAAATCCACCGTGGCTGTTGCCACATCTGCCAATGCCCCAACCAAACCACTTTCACCAAGCGCGATTTTCAAATCGGTAATAGTATTGCCAAAGCGGTTAAACTGCGCTGTCGCGCTGTAGCTAGCTTCAATAGCTGCTTGCCCAAACTGGTCTTGTAGCGCTGTTGCCAACTTAGGCACCAAGTCCACCGCCAGCACTTCGCCGTTCTCCAGCATCTTGCCCAGTTCCATGGTTGTAACGCCCATAGACTGCGCCGCCATACTGAATGCCACTGGCAAGCGTTCACCCAACTGCCCGCGCAATTCTTCGGCCTGTACAGTGCCTTTTGAGAACATTTGCGCTACCGCACGCAAGCTGCCTTCCAAATCATCGTTGGACATTTTCATGGCCGCACCAGCGGTCAAGAAAGCGTTAAAGATGCGGTTTGTTTCGTTAAGGTCTACACCCGCCGCCCGTGCTGCTAAGCCAAACACTTTGTAACTGTTCGCAGTGGCCATAAAGTCCACCCCAAGCTCGTTACTGCGTGCCCGTAGCTCGTTAAATGTGCGCGCTGCTTGCTGGGCATCCCCGTCAAGCGCTGCAAACGCCGTGCGTAGGCGTTCTGCTTCCAATGTGGTCTGAACTATAGAGCGTACACTTAAGGCCACCCCAAGGCTTGCTATGGCGCCCTGTAGGCTGAATACAGCCCCGCGCACCGCGTTAAACGCGCCAGACATGCCGCGCGCTGTTCGGCCAACCAAATTACCCGAGGCTTGGACTGCTTGGTTAAAGGAACCTAGTGCGGAGCGGGCGGCAGCACTATTTACTACTATGTTTAGTCTTGCGAGTGTTGCCATGCTTTTCTACCTGCAGCTCCAAATATTCCATGTCCATCGCCTGTATCAGCACAATAAATGCTTCCACATCTGGCACTTCGAATACGGACAGGTAAGCCGCAATCTCGCTAAACTTAATTGGCCCTACACCAAAGCCCGTATCCCTACTATTGCTAAGCGCTAAGAACGCTTGCGCGTAAAACGCTTCTGTATCTGATAGGGTGGGCGCATTCTGGACAAAGGGTAATTCGGAAGCATCTGTGACCGCCGCCACCAGCTTGTCGTATTTTGTTCCCCAAGTCCAAGTCCAACGCACCCACTCTGTTAGTTTTTTACCTTTTCTTCCACCTGCTCGTTGCGGAAGATTTCGGCGTCCTGTGCGTAGCTAGTGATTAAGTCACGGAACTCATCAGCGCCCGGCATGCTGAGCAATTCGTATGCCGTTTCCTCGCTGTACTCCAAAGCTTTGCCATCCATGGAAAGCCCTTCCCAACCAAGCAGAATAGTCTTGGCCATACAGCGGCACATGATTTCTGTCTGCTTGTCTAGCGCAAGTTTCCCTGCACTGAACTGTCGCTGGTGCGGCGCCATCATTTTGTTGAACAAGTTTTGGAACTTTTTGTTGCCCAACCGCGCAACCAAGAACTTGGTTTCCTCGTCATGCTCAACCCAGACGCCACCTTCAGCGGCAGTGTTGTTTACTTTAAATTCACTAAAATCCACGCTTGTCTCCCTTATCGCTCGATTTTAAGCGTACACTGGTTGGCTGCCGTGGCGTCATATTTTGCTTGGAATTGCATTTCTGCCATGACATCACTGTTAGTGCTGCCTGCGGTGATGCTGCCGCCAGTGTATTCCACCTTTGGAAGCGTAAACGTGTAGCTGTTTGTGCCATCGTTCAACTCAAACGAAATGCTACTATCAGTGCCGTTTAGGAACTTGTTGAATACCGCGCCAGAAGCGAAGTAGACACTCATGCTGCCCGTTACAACAAACTGGCCAAGGCCGATGCTTGATGCGCCAAGCTCACCAATAGCATTGCGTACACGCAAGTTATTTTCGATAGATAGATCAAGGCTCATAACCTTGTCCGATACCGCGCTGCCACCCTCTGTAAGCGTAGCCACGTTGTTTACCGCGTTCATCACTGGGTTAGTGTTTACCGCCGTAATCGCTGCCGTTTGCTTTTTGGCGGTACCTGTTTCCAAGCCCTTGCCTAAGAAGCTAACGCTACCCGTAACCATGTCGCCGGCTGACAGGGAAAGGCTCATGCCGCTTGGTGTCATACCCGTGAATACGTGGTATGGTTTTACGCCTGCACCCGAAACGCCGCCAAAGTGCTTTTCAATAGCAAAGCTTTTAGCAGTAGTGCCGTTCTTAAGAACATCGGTGGCCCAAGTAGAACACATTACCCCTTCCAGCAAATCGTCAAGGTTGCCGTAGGTAAGTTCAAAGTTTAAATCACCGCTGTTGCTTGCATCCGTGCGAACCATATCGCTAACGTTACGGTCATTACGAATTTCCGCACTTTGGGTGTTTGTGATGTTGTGGACAATGCTTTCGCCTGTGTAGCGAATAAACTTGTATCCTGTGGTAGGTGCCGTGCCAAACGTGGCCTCTGCCGAGATGGCAATCGACGCTAGGTTGCTGTCGCTCATATTGCCTGCTCCTTATGTGTAAACCACGTCCCGCTGGTACGGTACGCTTACGTTCAGTTGGTACAGCCCGTTTTGCACACCGACCCGGTTAATTTCTGGACTGCGACATAGAATTGTTCCGCTGCTACCAGCCGCGAATTGCGCATTGCGGAAAATAGCTGCCAGCCCATCCGCATGAGTGCGCGCCACATTCGTACCCGTTTCAACTGGTACAAATACTTGCATGACGATAACCCCCGTGTGTCTATGCGTTGGGCTATCTGCCATATCTATCTGGCTTGCTGCCGCCGGCAGAATAACCAAAGATACGTAAATGTTATCGGTAGGCGCAGTAAACGGCACGTTTTCGTACTGAACTGGCGTTGTAGTCCAATTCGTACTTACACGACCCTCTATTGCCTGTCTTTCATCAGCAAAACTCATAATGCTGCCCACCGTTAAACGCCATTGGCGCTAGTTTCCTTATGCCATAAGCACGCACTCTGGACAAGCTTTACGTAAAGTTGACACTATCAAGCTCAGCTTTCGCCTCTGCTAGTGCAATTTTAGTCATGCCCTGTGGCGCTTTTTGGCTACTGCCTTCTTCTAGGAACACTATGTATTCCACGTTGTTCGTTATATAAACGTCCTTCTTACCAGAAATGCGGCCCACTGTTCCGCGGGAGCCAGCGCCATATTGGCCTTCTGGCTTAACGGTTAAGTTCACCACTTCTTCGGTAATGTTCCAGCTACCCTGCGCACGCCCAGTATCTACAGGCGTTGTCGCGCTAACGCTGTTCCAAATATCGAAGCTTACCTTGCGCACAACCGTTTCCAAGTTAAGCCCAGCTTTCTTGGCAAACTTCTTTAGGTCGGCGTCAAAGGTAAATGTCTGTGCCATTACTTACGCAGCCCCAGTTGGTAGGTAGCAATGTTATCGCCGCTGTAGGCACTATCCACCTCAGCCACAATGTATTTTACCTTGTTAATGGTTACCTCGTCGCCCTCCGTAGGCGCTACTGGAAAGCTTTGCGCTGCTACGGTAATGCTCTTAGATAAGTTAGCCGCCCCAGTATCACTGGAGCGGCGCGTAGCTGCCTCAATTACAGCTTTAATATCCGCGTTTTTAAGCGCGTTTTCTACCTCGCCTGTTGTGGCGTTGTACTGGGATAGCGTTTTACTTGTGTAGCGTATTGTGGTGCCAAACTTATTAATGAACTGAAAGGCCAATGGCCCTAGTACGCTATCCAGTGCAGTGGTCATTTCTTAGCCTTTTTTTCCTCTGGCTCAGCTTCGGCAGTCTGTGCCGCTTGAGCGTCTTGCTGAATTTTGGCACGCAGCAAACGGTTTTCTGCGCCCTTGTTAGCAGCTTCAGCCAATGCCTTATCACGCTGCTCTACAAGCTCAGCAATAAGTGCTTGGTGGGTTGCTGCATCAACGGTTTGCGGTTGGTTTTCCATAGTTACTCCCATTAGGAAAGTTAATCTTGCATTGTATTTGTATCGCCATTGGCACTACTTATCAAGCTTTTTCACCATTTGCTTTCGGGGCAACCTTGGTTCTTTAACCACGTTTTGGCTGGCATCACGCAATTACACACTTTGCACAGCTTAGACAGGCTGCGTAGTTGCGGGCACGCCTTGCATACAGCGTAGCGCTTATCCCGTTCTTCACGGCTAACCACAGCAATACCAGCAAAGGTGGGCGGCGGCGCCAATTCGTCTGGCACTTCCTCCTCCTCCTGTATGGCAAACGCATCGGGTATGATTTCAATAAGGCGCTTACCAGTACGCGGGTCTATTAGGTTTTGTACAAAGTTATCCATTAGGTGTACCCAACTGTCGGTATAGTTCCAGTACTCATGCTGCCGCTATTTGTAGAGGTAAAGTTACCTACCGTATGCTCCAAATAAGCTGTGCTATATGCTGTTGCCCCATCCGAAGCAAACTGTACGCTTTCATTGCCAAGCGGCCTAATAGTCACAAGGCAAGGGGTTGATAAGTTGTTGTAAGAGTTAATAGCCGCATAAAGCGAAATTTGTTCGTTGCCGTCTGTCACAATCATTATCTTCATTGCTGTGTAGTTAAGCTTCATCGTAGAAACAATACTGCCATCGTGGCTATGGCCTGCATTTGCAAACCCCGCGCCAAATGCGACAGTGTTATTTGCTGTGCCGCGGATACACCATTCAAACGCTGAACTATAACCGTATCCACCGGT